CTTGGATGTAAGACGTGTCGTGCAAAACTACGGTTTATCTCAACGCCGTCACGCTTAATTACTGTTGCAGTACGAACTTGCACAGCTTTGTAGTCACCGACTACTTCAATTTTGTCTTGTACCGTTTCTTCTGTAAGTGCCATTATGCTACCTCGTAAGTGCCTGATACAATAATACCAGCGCTGGTGTTTGAGCCTACTGCAAAATCATTCCATCCAACTCCACTGCCTACTACAAGCGAAACTATTTGAGTATTGCCAACAACGTATCCCATAAGCTGGGTTCTGCCTGATGGAAAAGTTCCAGCATTGTTGTGTGCAAGATGAAAGGCTTGATATGCGCCTGACGCTTTAGCTGTAAACGGCAAACCATTTATTACCAGTTGTCCACTCATACCTGACATGTTTAATCCGCTTACGGCTGACGCATGAACATATACTTTGTTACCAACTTTGGTGTAGTATCCCGACATTGTTTGTGCGGTGCCACCACCACTGCCTTCTACTGATGCTGTCCAAGTGCCTTCCTCATAGTCGTCGAGAATTTCACTGGTCATACCACCAGCATCGCTAGTTGCGGAAAAATTAATTCCATAACCGTTATCAAGAAGAATGTGACCAGCAGAAATATCTATATTACCACCAGCCAAGATTTTCATGCGTTCAGCCTCACTACTGCCAGCCGCATCTGTGCCGCCAGTAGCAAAAATTATATCGTTGCCGCCGCTGTACCCTCTACTAGCGATTTTTAAACTGTTTGACTGTGATGCACCACTGACGTTGTAAATAGTGGCATGTTCAATATTCATGTAACGAGTTGAGTCGTAGGCAATCTTTGTTTGTACTAAGAACATGTAACCGTGCATCAGGACTGGTATTGCCGATGCTAACATCTCCGCCGTTAAAATAACTGTCGCCACCTGCCCGAATTTGAACAGTCGTTGTGTCAACATTTTTAATACGAAGCCTTCCTTCATCAACAGCGTTTGTTGATAACTCAAAAGTATCTTTACCAGAAGTATTTGGCGAAACATGAAAAACGCCATTTATATCTACGGCACCATCAATATCTACCGCATCTAGATTTGTAGTGCCATCTACATCAATATCACCGCTGATATCCAGTGATGCAAATACAGAAGTGCCTGTTCCAGTAACCGTGCCACCAACACCCAAGTTACCTGCAACCGTTACGTTTGTAGTGCCTGTAGGTATTTCAAGAACATCAGCATCCGCATCATTCTTTATCGTAACATCATTTGTTGAGCCTTGCCCTGTAAGGATAAGACCCTCTGCACTGGTAAATCCAAGAGCAGCCGCATCACCAGATGCAGTATCGCCCGAAGGATTTACGGTGCCTGTGACCTCAGCATCACCATTTACAGTGAGATCATCCGCTGTAGTAAACTTTGTTAGACCATTACCAAGATAAGGCATTAGGTGATCTCCATAATACTTAGTGCTGCGTCTATCTTTGCGGCTACGCTACAATCAATCTTGAGGACATCTGTTGTCTGCATGACAACTTTGTTTCCTGACAATAACTCAACTGTTGAACCAACAGGAATCGGTATGTCCTTAACCAGAAGCACCGTCTGGTTTGTTTCTGTATCACTTGTGTCTGAAACTAACTGCACACTTGCCGTAACTTGTGACGTATGCACATTGCAAAGCATCAGTCCTAAAATAACTGTCGTTGTGCTGGAGGGTACGGTGTAAAGCGTTAATGGCGTTCCCGCGCTAGTCGGCATCGCATCATTTGTTTTTACCTTGAATGTGTTCGCCATGATATCATCCTAACGCTATAGCCAATGCAGTGGCGTCATCAGGACTAGCAAAGAAAGATGCGCCTTGTGTTTGAAGGTTGTCGGTATGTATTGTCTTTTCTGCTGGCAACGTGCAGAAAATTGTCTTAGTCCCAGAACTCCAACTTACAGCATTGTCACTGTTACTGGACTGCAAGATGGTTGTCCGCGCTAATGTAGTACCGGATGACGTATACGTTCCGACTCCAACCTCAAAGTCAGTACCATCTGTACAAGCGTAAAATGTCGTATTGCTATTGCCTACAGAACCAAAAGTCTCAAAACCAGTGACAGCACCTGCAAGAGTATATGTACCCGTGCCAGTTGTCGTGGTCGTTTCCTTTACTCTATCAGCAATAACAAGAGCCATTTTACTTCAACTCTATAGAAAGGTTGCCTGTGTTAATGCGAAATATGTCCCCAGAGGCTATGGTCTTGTTTGCGTCCAAAGCACCTACAAACAAGATGTTTCCGCTACTTGATGCGTCTGCAACAAAAACGTGTGTGATAATATCATCTCCGCCACCGCCTGAAGCAGGAAACTCAACATTAGCCGCATTTGTCGCTGTCTGTGTGTCTGTGCTAACAGCAGGGACTGTCCAGCCAGAAGCCTGCACTTGCTGTCTTGCGTAATTGGTAAAGTCTGCCTCAGTAAGAGAGCCTGTTTCAATACTGCTAACTGCCGTAGCTAGACCGACATAGATACTGTTACCGGGAGAAGCAAAACTCTCCGTATTGTTTTTAAACAGAAACTGCAATATCGCATGTTCTGTATAGTTGGTTGCTGCATTTGAAGTTGCCATCTTTTACTCCTTATGTACGGGGTCTATCCGGCAAACCCCTGCGATACGCATCGCTGTTTTCTCTGGCCTCCGCCAGATCTTTGATTCTACTTAACGCCTCATTAAATTGCTTTTCATAAACACCTAGTAAATCTTGTTCACCTTTCATAAAAGTATATGCTTCGACTAAAGACCCGTAAAGCATGGCATTTGGAGCGTTTTCACTTAACCATGTATTTCCTGAATCTGCACCTGCTGTTAAAGATGTAGGTCTGTAATAATAGTGAAGTTCAACCGCATAATTAGAATTAGGAGTAGGAGCTACAATAAAATTGTCAACATCAAAATATGCGTAGTATTTAGGAACCCCTGTTGTGGCTGAATTTGGGCCATATTCTTGAATAAAATTTACATCTTTTTGTAATAAAAATTCTTTGGAACTACTGTTAGTAATCGACATAGAAAAAGAAGCTAAATAATCAGTAGGAACTGAAATATAAGGATCATTTTGCGATAGGGATGACGTAGCGTTTTTACGAAAAAACTCTAAATCTACAAGTTTAAAGATACGCTGTTCCGCGTTTTTAATAAACGTAGGTAAGTTAGTTACAAACGAAGTTTCAGTATTCTCCGTGTAATCTTGTATCGCGGTCTTCAACTCTGCATAAGTGTACGACATCAAGCAATCCTTATAATCGCATTACTAGCATCCGCTGTAGGTATTGTTATTGTAAAAGTTGATGAGGAGGATGACTTGTCTGAACCAAAGTCAAACACCGCCACGGCTTTATTAGAAGCACTAGAATTGTAAATCAAAGCTCCTCTAGCTGTAAGTGTAGAGCTAGAAAAAGAAACATCATCAAAGTCAATAAAAGCCGTAGTTCCGCTCGTGTTTACACTCACATTAGCAAGAGTGGCCCCACCTGCGCTATACCCCGTTCCACTTATCTCATAAGAAGAAGAATACGCCGTGGTGCTTGCATTAAGAGTTGCACTGTTAGTAAATAGGGCTATCTTAAAGGTGTGACTGCTAAAATTATGCACCGCTTGAAAAAGTTCACTTTTAAAAGAAGTGCATAAAAAATTTCCGTTAAAGGCCATCGTATACTCCTATGGCGTGTTTGCCGTTCCACCCATTCCACTGTGATTGGTGCAGTAATAATACAGTGTCGGAGCCGAAGCGGCTACTGTTATCTGGACGTAAGCTCCAGAGCTACCCGGAGTGCCTGAAGTGCTTACACCCGTAGTGTACTCAGATCCCCCTCCATGTGTTCCGTTTGCTGTGGTTGAAAACCTTAATGGATGACCAGAGTTGCTACTATCAGATTGATCAAATCTGTACGTGGAACCCTCGTTCAATGTCAAGGTCGGGCTAGCTCCTGAAAGTCCCGCAATGTAATACTTGTTGCCAGAACCGTAGGAGTTAGTTCCACTAGCTACCGTAACCGTGTATACTGTTATGGATAAGAAGGATACAGAACCTACCGCACTAGTTCCAGCTACACCTGTTAAAGTCACACTTGCAGAAGCTATATTAGAAGCTGTTACGGTTCCAACTGCACTGGTCCCTACAACTCCTGTTATAGAAACCGTTGTTGGTGATCCGGGCGCAACTCCTGTGACAATCAAAGACCCCACAGAAGATGACATGAATGGAACTGGTATGAACTCTAACGTATCAGTATTAAAGGTTGGAAATTTAACGTCTACAGGGATTATGTTATTTGTATCTGGTCTTGGATCACGCAAGGCCTCTGCATCTACTGCTCTACGAACAGGCTGTATTTGAGGGTGTTTTGGCTCATATTCATCTTTGCCCACCAGTGAACCATTCCATTCTTTTCTCATGTCACGTAAACGATATCTGAAACCAGATCTATCTGATATTCCAAATGCGTCTTTGCCAACAGCAAACCTGCCCATCATCCTACCCTATAAAATTGTAAATTAGGACTGACGCTAAATGAGGCTCTATCACGATCTTCTGCCTGTGCTTTATCAAACTCCTCATCATATATTGTTTTTAAAACTTGTATTCTCTCTGGTGCTTTTTTAATTGACAAATAGTAAGCTAATCCAGCCGCTAAACATGGATAAAATCTAAAGGGAACATCTACAGTGTTAGTGAAAGTATCAGCATCATCAATTCTTGTTAAACAATCGAAAACAAGTGTATCTGTGCTGTTTTCAGGCGTAGGCCATAATTTTATTACTGGTGTTATTTGACGATCAATAAAAAATTGAGATGGCCTTGATTGTGTTGTTTTAGAATTTATGACTAAATAAGCATCTCTACTTATTCTTGTCATCGCTAAGTCAGAGTTACTACGGCGTACAACCATAGACAACACATCAACAACATCAGTTCCTAAATTATAACTAGATGTGCCTTGTGTAACAGTTTGTGTGCGTTGTGCAATTGTCCACTGATTAAGACCACGATTCGCCCAATCTGCAAATAACAGATTGAGCGATCTTTTTGCAGTCTTTAGGTCATAACCAGTGCGGACTTCCAAACCACAACGCTCAAAAGCTTCTTCAATGTAATCACTTACATCTAGCTCAAAATCGGTTGACCCTGAAACAGTCATTACTTCTTAACCTTGCCACCACGCATCATGCCCATGGCTTTACGAGGCGAGACATTCCCACCACCACGCATCATGGCTGCTTTTTTAGCTGCTCCACCATTTTTCATGCGTTTTGGTATGGCTGCACCTCCACCTCTCATGCGTTTTACTTTTCCACCATTTCTCATTCGCTTCATTGCTGCTTTCTTAGCACCCGGCATTTTGCTGTCTCCTATACTCATATCTACGGTTTAAGATTAATTTTACATAATCTTCTGGCTCATAGTTTTCGTAGTATCCCATTTTTTCTAGCTTTTGACTAGCGTCATCTAACTCTGATAACTTCTGCACAAAAACCATCGTAAAGTTGGTTTGAAACGCTAACACCCAAACGTCTAATTCATTTATTGAAAACCAGTCATTTAAAGCCATACAAGCAGATTCAACCTGTTCATATGTTTGATTAGGCTCCTCTTGTGTGCATATTACAACAGAGTAACGTGAGTCAAAATCTTTAGACTGTTTAGCAACCTCCTTCCATAAATCATCACCACATTCAATAATTTTTAACTTATTGTCCTTAAACGCTTTTTTTGCAAAAGGACATGGAGCAAACCCTGCACCGGGGTCCACAACGCTAAGATCTGTCATTATCCAATTTTCGATAATGTCCGTTATTTTTTCTTTCTTTTCAATGATTGCACCCTTCTAGGCTTTCCTGCTGGTTGCCCTAGCCTCTTCTTTTGAGATATACGACTTCTTTTTTCTGCTGAAGTCATTTCTTTAGTTGTTTTAGGAGTTTTGCTGGAAACTCTTTTAGAGGGGCGACAATATGGAGTACCCCGTTTTTCACCCTTCTGACGGCCACATTTCTTACCCGTTCTGACATCCTTCCAGTCTTCTTTAAACCACCTTTTAAGTGCCAAGCCCTTTTTCGTCTTGCGTACTGCCATTGCTTATTCCCTCGACTTTCTGATTGCATCTAATGTCTCACGAACAGTAGGTGGCTTCTTTTCATTAGGTTCATATTTGCACTGTATTTCCTTTGGAAAATACTCAATCGGATCTAACCAAACACTGTCAACAGTATTATTAGCGCCATGATATATGCAAACACGCTGATCGTCTATTATGTCACAACCCTTGAGTCTACATATAACATACTCAGGCGTTGCCACAGCTTTTGCGATTGTGCCTCTTAGAAAAACAATAAAACCAAGCAATAAACATATGCCAAAAACACCCATCATAATCCAAGCAACGATCTCTACAAATCTT